GGCGAGAGAAAAGGGCAAGTAAAAGAAGGGTGGAAAGATCATCACTATGACTTGCCTAGATTAATTGAGCCACTAAAAGGGAGTGAATTAAAAAAAGATGGGTACTATAGCACAGATGAACAGACGCTTAGAAGCCTTAGGAGCACAGGAGTTTCTAAAGGAATTATTCAACTTATCCTTAAACGGAGTGGACTTGAAAAGCGTAGAGGGACTTACTATTCAGGACTCCCTGAACTCAGAGAGAATCAAGGTTGGAGTAAAGGTTCGCTACATGGACAACTCAACCAGTGCGTTGCTAGAACTGGTCGCCTTAGTTCCTCAAAGCCGAATCTACAAAATTTTGATGGAGAAATAAAAGAACTGTTTTATTCACGATTTATTTAAGGAGAACTTATGTTTATTAAATTAACAAACGCAACAAAAGAATATGCTGGTGAACAACTCATTATTAACATTGACCATGTTTTATCTATCTTTGAATTACAAGATAAAAGATTTGACGATGATAATGTAGAGTTTGAAGTTTCTGTATCAAACCTGTATACTACTACACAACAATCTTATATTGTTGAAGAGTCAGTAAAGGATATTTATAAACTTATTGAGGAGAAGCAAAATGGGTGATGAAATTGATTATGATTATGATTATGATGTACCTGATATGAACCCTTCAGAAGATGAAGCATACTTCTATCATACTCTTGGAGACTTTGAGAGTTATGTTAAAGACTTAGGTGCTAAGTATGTTTTAACAGAGATGAATGAGGATGTTAGAAAGCTTTTAGAAGAAGCGTTTAAACAATGCTAATTCAGGGCGATGCCTCTGCTCTTGAGTGGAGATGTGCTGCATTTTTAAGTAAGGATAAAGTAGCCTATGAAGAGATATGGAATGATGTCGATCAGCATACTGATAATCAGAATCGCTTTGGTTTGCCTAGTCGTCTTATTGCTAAGACATTTGTATTCAGACTTATTTATGGAGGAAGTGCTTACTCCTACGCTAATGATCCAAACTTCGCTGAGGTAAGTAAGAGTGAGAAGTTTTGGCAAGGAATTATTGATGAGTTTTATAACAAATATAAAGGACTTCATAAGTGGCATATTAAACTTATGCAAGAAGCTACAACGACTAAGATGGTTAAACTTCCTACTGGTAGAATCTATCAGTTTGAACCTGAATTAAGACGAGGGGAGAAGGTTTTCCCTCGCACCACAATTCTTAACTATCCTGTTCAAGGACTTGGTGCAGACTTAATGACACTAGCAAGAGTATCTTTATATAACCGAATGAGGAAATTAAACTATGAAAAGGCGAGACTTGTTAATACAGTTCATGATTCCATTATCATTGATTGTGATAGTGGTTTTACTGATACTTTAGCTAAGACAATGTTAGATGTATTTGAAGATGTTCCTAAGAACTTTCAGAAGATGTTTGGGACTGAATTTGACCTCCCAATGAAGGCAGAAGTACAGGTTGGAAATAATTGGAAAGATATGGAAATTTGGGTTGACAAGTAGTATGGATATGGTATAATATATGTATAGTCTTAGTAAAAGACTAATTTTAAAGGAGTATTTATGATTATAGAAATTATTGATGTAGGTTCACCTGAGTCAGTGAAGACTGGTAAAGGACAATATCAGACATTACAAGTTAGTTTCAAGAATGAACAAGGGCAAGTGCAAGGTAAGAAGCTTATGTCATTCAGCAATCCTACAGTGTTTAAAGACATTCAAGGGTATGCTAAAGGTGATCGTTTAGATGTCCTTACTGTTAAAGAAGGTGATTACTGGCAGTGGAAGTCTATTGACAAAGAAGGTGAAGCTCCTCCAAGAGCAGAAGCCCCTAAATCAACTGGTGGCGGTGGTAAGGTCATTGGTAGCAACTATGAGACAGCAGAAGAAAGAGCTAGACGACAAGTGTATATCATTCGTCAATCTTCTCTTGGCACTGCGGTGGAATTGTTAGGTCAAGGTGCATCAGTAAATGATGTAGTAAAGACTGCTAAACAGTTCGAGGCTTATGTCTTCTCTAAAGAAGCTGAACTAGCAACGGAAGAGTCTCCAGCATAATGGAAGCTTTGATGGATGGCGATATTTACGCATTTAGAGTAGCTTGTACTACCGAGAATGATAACGAAGCTATCGCTGTCTATCGTGTCAATGAGATGATTGAGAATACTTTAGCTGAGGTGGAAGCATCTGAGTATAAATTATTCTTGACATCTCCTGACAATTTCAGGAAGCACATTTATCCTGAATACAAGGCTAATCGTACTGCAACCAAACCTAAGCACCTACAATTCCTTCGAGACTATCTAGTAGAGAGTTGGCAAGGAACAGTTGCTGAGAAGATGGAAGCAGACGATTATCTTGGTATCAATCAAAATGAATCTAGCATCATCTGTTCTATAGATAAAGACTTGTTGCAAGTGCCTGGAAAGCACTACAACTTTGTTAAAAAAGAATTCTATGAAGTAGATGAAGAAACTGGATTTAGAAACTTCTACACACAACTTCTCACAGGTGATACTTCTGATAACATAAAAGGTATAGCAGGTATTGGACCAGTTAAGGCTAAGAAAGCTTTAGCTGATTCTTTCACTGAGCAAGAAATGTTTTCTGTAGTTAGAGATATGTATAAGAATGATGAATGGATGATAATGAATGGAAGATGTTTACACATCCTCAGATCATTAGATGATGATTGGACAAATCATTTTGAAAGGTTAGCACTTGGCGACAAATAAGGAATGGACTGAAGGTCGCTTAAAATCATTTATAACTTCTACCCTAAGAGGTGGATTTAGAAGGTACCCCCCAAAATATGAATCTCTTAAAGAAGCTCAAGTTGGTAAGAAAATTAACAACAAATCTCAACGCTTGGCTATGCACTATGAATGTGGTAAATGCAAAGGGCATTTCCCTGCTAAGGAGGTTCAAGTGGATCACATACTTCCTGTGGTCTGCCCTAAGAAAGGATTCGAGTCGTGGGATATATTTATTGCACGGCTCTTTTGTTCATCGGATAATCTACAAGTACTCTGCAAAGGTTGTCATGACATCAAAACAAAAGACGAAAGGGTAAAGCGTGTTAGTAAAAGGACTAAAACCTGATGGCTCTTTTGAGAGTGTAGAAATAGACGAACAAGAAGAAGAAATATTATTAAAGATTGTATCAAGATATATAACTAACAACTGTGTACTAGAACAAACGGAAGATGGTCATGAGATTCATTTGCACTACCTTCCTGATTGGATATTTGAAGGGAAAATGCAATGAGTAAAAATGACATAACAGGTGATTCAATTAGAAGTAAACCATTATCTAAAGAAGCAGAAGATAACTGGGATCGTATCTTTAAAAAACAAGGCATTACTTTAACTGAAGAAGAGTTAGCTGATGTTGAAATTATTGCAGATATTGTACAACATCATCATGATAAGAAATTAGATTATGAATATGAGTTAAATAAAAGTACAGGTGATGTAGAGAAAAGATTTAAAGATGGTGTATCTAAACCTAATGGAGAACAGTTTAATGACGAGTAAAATACTGCTACTAGATATTGAAACCAGTCCTAATACAGCTCATGTATGGGGTATATGGGATCAGAACATTGGGTTAAACCAATTACTTGAATCCTCTTATACTTTATGCTATGCTGCTAAATGGCTAGGTAAGAAAGAAGTTATATTTGACTCTGTGAATAAGTCGTCACAAAAGAAGATGCTACAAGGTATTCATAAGCTTCTCGACGAGGCTGATGCAGTCATTCACTACAATGGTGCTAGGTTTGACATACCAACACTTAACAAAGATTTCATTCTTAATGGATTAACACCTCCTGCTCCGTTTAAACAGATTGACTTGCTACAAGTTGCTAAGAGACAATTTAGATTTGTTTCTAATAAACTTGACTATGTTTCTCAAGCACTAGGACTTGGTAAGAAAACTGCACATGAAGGACATGAGCTTTGGATTAAATGTATGAACAAAGACCCACAAGCTTGGAAGACTATGGAGAAGTATAATAAGAATGATGTAATCCTCTTAGAGAATGTCTATCAACGCTTTAAGCCTTGGATTAAGAATCACTTGAATTTATCTGTCTTATCTGAAGATGGTTTAGTCTGCCCTAATTGTGGTGGAAAACATCATCAGAAGAGAGGGTATGCAGTCACTGCTAGTGCTAAATATCAACGCTTCCAATGTCAAGGATGTGGTAATTGGTTTAGAGGTACTAAGAGTATTAGTCATAAAACAGGAGAGAAATATGTCAACATCACTTAGTAAACAAATTGGAGGGGATCATTATAAGAAATTTACTATACAACCTATCGAGTTTATAACTAAAAACAATATCCCTTTTATAGAGGGAAACATAATTAAGTACATTTGCAGATGGAAAGACAAGGGTGGTAAAGCTGACCTAGATAAAGTCATTCACTATGTAGAGTTGCTAAAAGAATTGAAAACATGATAACATTAACAGAATTACAAGAAAAGATTATTGAACAAGTTTCAGAGGTAGATTTAATTGATCTTCTCGGACTTACTACTGAGGATTTAGTCTATGCTTTCCAAGACAAAATTGAAGATAAGTACGACAAGTTGGTCAATGAACTGGAACTTGGAGATAGTTCTTCCTCCGATTAATTTATATAACTACGCTATAAGAAAGAAACCAATGGATAAAAGTCAAAAGATATTAAGTGACATAACCATATTTAATAAATATGCTAAATATGTCCCTGAAGCACAAAGAAGGGAAACTTGGGAAGAGTTAGTCAGTCGCAACATGGTAATGCACATGAAGAAATACCCACAACTGAAAGAGGAAATTAAAGATGTTTACAAATATGTTTACAATCGTCAAGTATTGCCTTCAATGCGTAGCCTTCAATTTGGAGGTACTCCTATTGAACTTAGCAATAATCGTATGTTCAATTGTGCTTATTCCCCTGTCGATCATCCTGCCGTTTTCAGCGAGACCATGTTTAACTTACTTGGCGGAAGTGGCGTGGGCTTCAGCGTTCAACGCAGACACACAGATAGACTCCCTACTATCCTTGGTCCATCCGCTAAACAACGACGATTCTTGGTAGGAGATTCTATTGAGGGTTGGGCTGATTCTATTAAAGTATTAATTAAGTCTTATACTCTTGGTAAATCTGACCCAGTATTTGACTTTAGAGATATTAGACCTAAAGGTGCTAGACTTATTACCTCAGGTGGTAAAGCTCCAGGTCCTGATCCATTACGAATCTGTTTAGATAAGCTACGCAGTGTTCTTAACAATGCTGTTGGTCGTAAGTTAGAGCCTATTGAAGTACATGACATGATCTGCCATATTGCTGATGCTGTTCTATCAGGTGGTATTCGTAGAGCTGCCTTAATCTCTTTATTCGATAAAGA